CTTGGCTCTTGGCAGATAGCGACGAGGAAGACTCTTAGAGAATTTAGTCTCTAAATTGATAATGTCAATCGAAAGATGGCGCGTCCCAAACGGACACGCCACTCACGTCCTCATGGATGGTGGGATTCTGTTCGTACCCACAGAGGAGACCCAGGAATTTTACCAATCCTATGTGGATGCGATTAAATTAGGAACGAAATTGTACGTGGTTGAACAAAAGACTGAACTGTTCAAGTTTTTCGTGGACCTAGACTACAAGGCTCAAGAGAAACTGAAGGATGAAGATCTTTTTCAATTTTGTACAATAATTCATCAAGCCCTCGAAACCCATTCCAGGTGCCTCATCTCTCGAGCCAGGCCCAGACCCGTCGCAGAGGGCCTCATCAAATCGGGTGTTCATATTCATTGGCCCGACCTGATTGTCACCAGAAATCAGGCTCTTCAATACAGATCTAAAATTATCTTAAAATTAACAGAAGACTTTTCGTTTGAATGGGATCGCATCATCGACGCGTCCGTCTACGGTGGATCGGGACTTCGGATGCTCTGGTCCCACAAGAAACCTACAGGCGATCCGTACGTTCCATGGAAGGATCTCAATGGCAACGGATTTTCAAAGGAGCCAGATGTGAATCTACTCGCTCTCTTTGCCGTGCGTACCGATGAAGAACCCAGGAACGACGAGGTTCTTGAGAATAACGGCCCACTCGAGGAATATATACGCAAGTATCTCGAAGGTCAGGAGCGAACACGCATCAAAAAGGTTCAGCGTCATGATCACGACGGGTGGTTCGCCCAATCAGACTCCAAGTATTGCGAAAGAATCCACAAGGGTCACAAGTCAAATCACTCGTGGTTTTCCATACGTTCAGGGCGCGTGTCCCAGCGATGCTTCGACGAAGAGTGCCGCGAGTTCAGGGGTCAGGAACATATTCTTCCTCCATCATTAGTAGAGCAACTCAATGACGTTGCTATTGTGGGTAGTCCTTCTTGTAGTTTTCTTGTTGATTTCCTTTCCGATGGGCCCAGTCGCACGTTTCAAGAAGTACAAAGAAAAGGTCCACAAGTACTCGGGTCTGGACCCAAAGAGCTGGGAAAGATTTTTGACAAATCTCCAAGAGTTCGAACGATTGGCTTCAACGACCCAACTTGATGAATCAGCCGCGTCCCTCTACGCCTGTATCGAGGACATCAGGGACATTGGAATGGGAATCAGAAGGGCGGATGATTCAGAACACCAAGAGGCTCTAGACCAAATTGCAAAAGAGCTCGGTTACGAGGGCGAGTTTATTATAAATCAAAACGCAATTTCCAAGGGTATACAATTCTTCCCAAAGTACTTAAACGAATCACTCGTAGACTACCCAGATGGTCGCGCAGAAGGCCCCTTCCCAAGACGCCGTGCAGACACCTGAGCCTCTCAGGCGTTCATCGCGCGTCCCCAGACCCCCCGTGCGCTACGAACCCGTCGAGCAGGTTGAGGACGATTATGCAGAGGACGACTACGATTCGGACGAGTCAGACATCAAAACAGATGAGGAGATTGACGCCAACTCAGATGAGGACGCTGATGATGAAGAAGATGCGGATGATGATGGAAATCTAGATGGATTCGTTGTGCCAGATAAAAGCGACAGTGACTCTGATTGTACAGAGGATGGAAAACCTCCCGTTCCTATCAAAAAACGACCAGCCGTCCCAGTCAAGAAACGGCCCGCCGTCCGAAAGTGATTGGCCGCAGCAGCAGCAGGTCCACGAGCCTCTCCCGCGCGTTTTTCACGACGGGGTAAAGGACCCGCTTGATTTTCTACGAGGTGTGAACCCGATCGGGCTCATTTTGATAGGTATCGTTATTGGGACAATCATAATCAGTATGCGTCCAATTGTAATTAACGGGGCGAAGTAAATCACCCAAGTCCGAAGGACTTGTTGCCCCGAAGGCAGGCAGGAGCAAGGGGCTCCTTCGGAGCCTGTTCTTGACTCAGGTTACCATGTACAAAACTGCACTCCCAGAACTGGCGTCCGCGCCAATAAAATCACCAATCGGGCCCGTTCGTTTCACACGTACGTCCTCCTGGATAAAGCCGATCCATGGGTTTTCCCGCGTCTGATCGGCTGGCTCCATATCTCTGAATACATCAAACTGATTGTCATAAACGGCAACAGTTTGAGATATTCTCGCGGGTGCTGGTGGGAGCCTCTTGTAAGCAAGGTACAAGAGGAACAACACGACACCAACCGCGATCAATTTAAATAACATTATTAATATGTAGCAACATTTTAGGCGTCGGGGACCTCCTCCTCCTCGACAATTGGCTCCCGGGTCTCTGCCGCCCGGGCAGCCTCCTCAGCAACCTTGGCGTCCTCGGCCTCCTTGCGCCGCATCACCTCGGCCGCAACGCGAATGTCCGCCTTGGCGACCAGCTCCTCGATAGAAGCCTCTGGGAACTGCTTCTTCAAGTCGTCGAGCAAATCAGCCGGGTGAGGAATTGGCGGCACGTCTGGCTTCGTATAGTACTTGCTGTTCTCGTCTCCGGGCATAATGTAGGGCGTGTCGCTGCCCTCCAGAGGCTTGGCCGTCATGTCGCGCTTACGCTTCTCGAACATGGCCGCAGCAGCCGACTGACTCTTGCGGTAGTTTACCATAATCTCCTCGAGCTTGTCGTTCTGGTAGTGAACGTCCTCAATCTCCTCGCGCTTGGGAGGAATCAACAGCCACTTGTACATGTCAACCACGTAAATGTCAACCACGGCGTCATCCTTCTGGAGACGCTTGGCATGGGTACCCGCCTCCTCACGAGTTGGGAAGCAGCCACGAATCTTCAAACCCAGCTGCTCATTCTTCTGAGGCAAATCAGGGCCCACAAACGACACACACGCAAAAAGCTGTCCTGGGACAGTCATGAAATCTTGCTCTAGAGAACCCATATAAAACTAACAAGCGTTTTTCTTTTAAGTCTAGAAACGCAAATGGAAGATCTTCGTAAAGCTCACAACAACTATAAACGTAAATTGATCGCGGAATGGGTTCGGCCTCAGTCACACGTTCTCGACTGTGGGTGCGGCCGTGGCGGTGACTGGTGGAAGTGGAAGGCTGTCAACGCCCGTGTCTCCGCCATCGACCCAGACGAGGCGTCCCTGCTGGAAGCCGAGGAGCGTGCCCAGGAAATGCAGTTTGGGGTCTGGTTCCTGGGGAGGGGCGATATCCGTCAAGCGGCGTTTGCCGGACCCTACGATGTGGTCTGCTACAACTTTTCACTCCACTACATTTTTGAAGATGAAAATACACTTGCAGAATCGCTCAAAGCGATCAAAATTGCCCTGAAGCGTGGTGGCCTCCTCATAGGAATCACACCTGAAAAGGAACGGGCCGAGGCAATGGCTGATGAAAATGGCTACTTCCTAGACAATTTGGGAAATGAATTCAAGATTGAAAATGAAAAACTCCACGTCCGGTTGGCAGGTGGCCCCTTCTACGCTGACGGTCCCAAGGAGGAGCCCCTTCTGGATGGATCGATTTTGATTCAGAAATTGAAGGATATGGGCTTTGACCGACTTGCATGGGACCCCATGGTATCCAGGCCGACTGGATTAATCTCGGATTTATACACAAAATTTGTCTTTGTAAATGCTAGAGATGTGGTGGGTATGGCTCCTAGTGGCCGCCTTACTCCTACTGTTTTTGATTCTCACTAATTCAGAACCAAAAATGCTCACAGAACTGAAGAAGCGGTACTTCAAGACGGTCGACATTCTACGTGACTCTGGGGATCCACTGTGGAAGCCGGTCCTGAAACCCGCAATCATTACTGGAATAGACGGGAAGAAGGACGGGGTGATAGGTTCCAACGTGAACAAAGGGTACGAAATTTACATCTGCCTGGATGGAGACGATGTAAATTCAGCTTTTTATGTGCTCATTCACGAACTCGCACACATGACTGTGCCAGAGTACGATCACTCACTTGCATTTTGGGAGAATTTTGAAAAACTCAAGAAGATTTGTATTGATAATGGACTGTATGTAAAGTCGGGGACGCGTCAGTATTGTGGGGATTCGGTGAGAGACTAAGACCAAGAGAGTCGCGTAGCGACTCCCCCTTGTGATCCCGCCGGTGCCACTACGGCTCTGACTTAGGTTCGGTCCCCCAGAAACTGCCGAGCAAAGTAGAATATGATGGCTGCAATCAGAGCCGAAACCGCCATACCCGTCACAGACAGGTCACCAGAGTCGCCCAGAAACTTGGGCACCATCGTGCTCAGTTTGCCCTGAACCGGCTTGGAGAATGCAATCACCGCCGCCACCCCCGCCAGAGCCGCATAGTACTGCTCGTCCGTGAGGCCCAGTGGGTTCTTGGAGGCGGCACCACCCTTGGAGCCGCTCGACGCCTTGGCCTTCTGGGGGGGCGCCTGCTCATAGGCAGATCCCTGAACCTCGTCCTGCATCATCTGACCTGGACCAGGCATCACATCTTCAATCGACGACGAAAACTCCGCCATTTGAGATTCGTCTAGGTTTTTTTCGGGAGAAGGCTCTCGCACCAGACCAGTCGGGACGCCTCGCTGAGCTGGCGGCTCGACCGGTGCCGAAGCCGATGCGACTGGAATAGGCGCCGACATTTCCGACACATTAGGGTCGTACGTCAACATCTAATTTTGGTTATGAAAAGAAAGATGCACTAACTACGCGCCCCCGATTTCTTGACAATCACCGTCCCTCCCCTTCTCTGTGTCGCTGGTGCAAGGGGCTGAGCAACCGCCCTCGGATTATAGTGACGCTGATGGTACTGCCAAAAGGCTGGGGATCCCACGTGGAATCCACGACGGAGGGGCGCCTTGTACCAGAAGACGCAATCCGTGATTCGGTTGCTCTTGGAGGTGTTGTCGAGCACGAGGCACTCGTAGTTTTCAGTACAGGCGTCCATGACCTGAGCAAACTGGTCGTACGTCGGAAAGACTCCAAAGAACGCCTTGTACAGGTTCTCGCGGTTCTGACGAACGTTGTCTCGCAAGGCGAAAACGTAGTCCACATTCGTGCGAATCATGGGCGTCATGTCCATGCAGTACTGAGTCGTCATCATGAAGAATATCTTCCAGTGGCGCCCATTCATAAACAGCTGACGAATACACACGTCCCTCATGAACGCCCTATCATACATGCAGTCGTCCATGAGGATAAACACGGGATTGCACTTCCCAGCCGCCAGGAGCTTCTTTTGACGCTCGATAATCTTCTCAAGCGCCTCCTTGTTGTAGTCTCCGTAGACGAACAGGTCAGGAATGAACTGCTTGTAGTATCCGTTCCCCTCCTCAGTTCCTGACATGGCGATTCCGGCTGGGATATTCTTTTTGTGCCAGAGAATGTCCGTCACAAGGGTACTCTTGCCTGTGCCACGCTTTCCTATAAAGACGCAAACTTTGTCGTCCGCCATCTTGGACGGATCGAACTTTCTGAGCTGAAGCGTCATATCTGGTAAGGCCGCAGGACTTATTTATCGCGTAGCGCCGCGGACTAAGACCGAGAGAGTCGCGCAGCGACTCCCCCTCGTGATCCCTACGGGTGTAAATAACCTCAAAGGAAGGGCGCCTTCGACGCCCTCTTTTTTCCTGCGAACTTATTAGGAATGTCCGCCGGTTACATCCAATTGGCGGCCATCGGTCAACAGGATGCATATCTCACAGGACAACCACAAGTGACTTACTTTTCAGGAATGTATCGCCGTCACACCCCCTTTGTCCTCGAAGCCTATGACATCCCCTTTCTGGATCAACAAGTCGGCTACGGCCAAAATAACATTTGCCGAATCCCTGCAAAAGGAGACCTCGTCCGCGGCCTTACTTTAAAGTTGACCCTACCGGCTCTCAATAATCCCGGCGCCGATTGGACCTGGCCAACCCCCCCTGCCCCCGTCACGAACAACCCACACATCCGATTCATAACCCCGTCTACCGGTGGTGCGAGTACGACCATTACCTCGACCCTCTTGGTCCCCTCCTATTCTACAAACAATGCTCCTCAGTGGTTCACTTCCTTCTCGCCCTTCATAGATTACAACTACGCCTTTAATAAATTCATTTTTAGTAATTGCGCATCCATCGAAGTGGAAAATTCCACCGCCCCCCTCGCCTCTGGTGTGTTTTTTGGTCTCGACCCCAAGGCGTACACGAGCATAAACCCCGTGAGTGGTAATCTCATTTACACCGTCAACAGCACCTCTAATTTACAGGCAAATTCAATTTCTCCGTCCAATGTCTCTGCAAATTTCATATCGACCGTAACCAGGGTGGGCGACTTTACCCTCGAACAGGCGGGGTGGGTCCAGTCTATAGGCGCTCTCGCCGCAGATACCAAAACAGGATTCTTCGCGTACCTTAATCAACCC